CCGACATTTTAGAAACGCATGGAAACTCAATGGTTCTGTAATAGCAGAAGACATGACGGCAGCTAAAGTTATCTTCAAGGACAAAATAAGGGAAGTCAGAAAGCCTTTATTGGAAGCTCAAGATGTAGCATATATGAAGGCACTAGAAGATGGCAATAGCTCTGCACAGACAACAGCGAAAAACGCAAAGAAGGCATTGAGAGATGCTCCTGCGGCTTCAGCTATAACAAATGCAGATACGATTACTAAACTAAAAGCGGCTTGGGATACAAGCACATTGGGTGACAGCCCTTACGCATGAGGTAAATAATCATGGCTTTAACTAAAGTTAGAGGAAGTGGACTAGGCACATTAGGTGATGGCACAGCTAGTGATACAGCTATTGTGTTTGATGGTAATGCTCAAGACTTTCACATTGGGTTAGACGATAGCACTGACAGTTTAACCATAGGTCTAGGCTCTGCCTTAGGTACTACATCACACATGGTCTTTGATGCTAATGGTCATATTACTAAGCCATTACAACCTGCTTTCTTAGTCAAACCTAATAGTGGTTCTATGGACAATTTAGCTATTAATACAAATCATACAATAAACTATGGAACAGAAATATTTGACCAAAACGGAGATTTTTCATCTAATACTTTTACTGCTCCTGTTACTGGACGATACCAATTAAATGTCAATCTGTATATTTCACAAATAGACCATGATGTTACCTATTATCAACCACAAGTTAATACATCAAATAGGACGTATTACTTTATAATAGGTACATCTGGGTTTGATGCAGACGTAAATTATATGACTATAAATTTTGTTGTTCTTGCAGACATGGATGCAAATGATACAGCAACAGTATCTTTTCCTACTCAAAATGCAGGAGCTGCACAAGTAGATTTAGGTACAGACTCATGGTTTTCTGGCTACCTAGTCTGCTAATATGCCAATGCGAAATAACATATCTTAAAGGAGATTAAAATGGCAAAACTTACACTAACAGTAGAAATAGATGCTACGCAACAGACTATTCTAAAGAATGATTTGTTAGATATTAACACATGGGTTCAAGAAGCAATGACAGGAAAAATAAACAACGCTTGGAAAAGGATGCAACGAGAGTGGACAACTAAGTTAATGGACGACAGTTCTTTTACCGAAAGCATACCAAGCAATCAGGCTGACTTTGTAAAATTGGTGGTAGCAAGAAGTGATTACAAGAATCGTGCAGATAGAGATAAAGAGAATAAATTAGGATAACAATATGCCATATCTAGGAAAAGCACCAAACCAAGGTATCCGTAACAGGTTCATCTACTCTGCCACAGCAGGGCAGACATCGTTCAGTGGTTCAGATGCCAATGCACTTACGCTGACATATGCAGATGGTGCTTATGTAGACGTATATCAGAATGGTATCCTACTCAAGCCTAGCACAGACTATACAGCCACATCAGGTACAACAGTCGTGTTGGTCACAGGAGCATCAGTCAATGATGTTGTAGAGATAATAGCCTATGATGCCTTTACTATAGCCAACAGCTACACCAAGGCAGACTCAGACACACGGTATCCATTCTTGGGTAATAACTCTATCGTAAGAACAAACGGACAAACAATCAGTGCTGACGTAACAATCAGCAGTACAACAAACGGACTGAGTGCAGGTCCTATTACTATAGATAGCAATGCAACAGTCACGGTAAGTGGCTACTGGACAGTATTATGACATCACAACTAAAGGTAGATAAATTACAGGGTAGGACAACAGCAGGTAGCATTACAGTTACAAGTGAAGGTACATCTGTTGAGACTAATCTGCAACAGGGTTTGGCTAAATGTTTCTGTAACTTTAATGGAACAAGTACTGTAGCCATAGCAGATAGCAATAATATTGGAAGTCTAACAGACAACGGAACAGGAGATTATCACATTAATCTAACAAATGCCCACTCTAACACCAACTACTCAGTATCTTTAGTAAGTGGAGATTATCACTGTGGACACGATGGTAATGACTCTGCAAGTAGCGTAAACATAGCATCATATAATAGCAGTCATTCTAATGCAGATAGTGCTAGGGTGCATGGACAGACATTTGGAGATTTAGCATAATGGCAAGTAAGATAGAAGTAGACGAAATATTCAACGCAGGGGGAGACAATGACACAGGCATTGACCTTGCGACTAATGACCAGATATTGCTGAAGGTAGCCAATGCTACTCGCCTAACTATGAACTCCACAGGACAGACCACTATCGTTGGAGAGGGTGGTACGACTACTACGAGTGTGCAACAAGGTTTACTAAAGGCTTGGTCAAAAGTTGACGGTGAAAGTACAGCCACAGTTAATGACTCATTTAACATAAGTGGAATTACAGATAACGGCACAGGGAACTATACATTAGCTATGGCTAACGATATGAATGTTAATACTTACTCTCAAACACATGGTGCAAACGGCACTCAACAGCAAATAATTAGTGCAGCAACAGGGGCATATCGTTTAGAAATTAGTAATTCAAGTGGTACGGCTGCAGATGTTAGTGTTATTTGTTCTAAAGTAGCAGGAGACTTGGCATAATGGCATCAGTATTAAAACTTAACACACTAACAGGAGCAAGTACAGCAGGGTCAATCGCTGTGACAGGCGAAGGGAATAGCACCACGACTAATCTGCAACAGGGGTTGTGTAAATCATGGTGTCACTTTACAGGCACTAGCACTATATCTATAGATGATTCATTTAATTCTGCTAGTTTAACAGATGCAGGAACAGGTGACTACGAGGTTCTATTCACAAATGCTATGAATAACGCAAACTACTCTGCTCAAGGAGCTACATCAGGAGATTCAATTAGAATGTTCGCCCACGCCACTACTAAAATAGATAGGATTCTTTGTATAGGACACGCAGGTAGTAATGAAGATGTGGCATCGGTAGCTACATCAGTAGATGGAGATTTAGCATGAGCAAAGCAGCAGAATTAGCAAACCTTATAGGCAACATCAACGCAGGGGGTGGTGGAGTAAACAGGAATGTCATCATCAATGGTGCAATGAACGTGGCACAGAGAGGAACGTCAACCACAGGGTTGGGTGGTGACGGAGCAAACTATTCTACTGTGGATAGATTTTATACTTACGCTAATGGTACAGCAGGGCGATTTACTATGACACAAGACAGTTCTGCTCCTGATGGGTTTGCAAACAGTTTAAAACTAGCCTGTACTACAGCAGATACATCTATAGCTGCGGCTGAACAATTATTATTAGCTCAAGTAATTGAAGGGCAAAATTTACAACATTTAAATAAGGGTACATCTAGTGCTTTGCCAGTTGCAGTATCTTTTTATGTTAAGGGTAATGCGTCTGCTACTTATATGTGTGCTTTAATAGATAATGACAACAGCCGAATGTCCACGAAACGATTTTCTGTAACAACAGATTGGACACGAATTACAATAAATGTCCCTGCCGATACTACAGGTACTTTAGATGATGATAATGCAGGTAGTTTTAATTTAAATTTTTATCTACACGCAGGTTCTAATCTTACTGGTGGAACATACACAGAAAGTACATGGGGTGCAAGTACAGATGCCAACAGAGCCGTAGGTATATCCTCATTCTTTGACAGCACATCAAGAACCTTCTTTATCACAGGTGTTCAGTTAGAAGTAGGGCAGAACCCAACAGAGTTTGAGCATGAGCCTTATGAGAGGACATTGGCTAAATGTCAGAGGTACTTTCAAAAAAGTATTGATTATAATGATAGTGAAAGCCACGAAGGGGTTGCAACAGCGTATGGGGGAAGTAATCTGAGAACACAGATGCAAAAGTTACCAGTAACAATGAGGTCACAACCTACCCTTACTCTAGCTGATGGACAATGGTATAGTGGTTCTTGGGAAACAGGAGCAACATTTGGTAGTGGAGATAGAACTATTGATGGTTTTGCTGTGGATGTTGCACATAGTGGGCAATTTACACAATATAGAGCTTACCCAGTACAATATGCTTTTCAAGCAGATGCAGAATTATAAGGATGTGACCTATGAAAATTAAAGAAGCTCAATATTGGAAAGACCCTATGAGAAATAAGGTGTTATCTATTAATGCTAATATAGATGGTCAAATCGTATCTGTACCATTAGACCCTAACAACAGACACTACGCAGAAATACTAGAACAAGTAAAGGCAGGCACACTAACCATAAAGGACGCTGATTGATGCTTGGCTTTAGCTCCATATCGGAGTTAGCTCTTGCTCAACTTCCCGGTGCTTTTATACATCTTTCTGGTGTTAATACTACAGGTATAGCAGGTGATGAAACTGTAGTGGGTACCGCCGTTGTATCTGGGTTTTCAGCTACAGGTGCAGTAGGTACGCTAGGTGATGAAAGCGTGGTGGGTAAAGCTAATGTATCTGTTACTGGACTTTCTGCCACAGGTTCTATAGAATCCGTTATAG